CGCCACTTTACCGTTTTTTAACATTTCGCAACCCACTTTGGCACGGTTTTTGCTATGGCTCACATTTAACATTTTTTGTACAAGTTTGGCATGGTTTTTGTTATGCGTGTGCGCCCGTGAAATTGTTTCACGTGGAACACTGCCGCACCGATGCACGAAATAAAATGTTTCACGTGGAACACAAATGTTAAACAAAGTTAAAAGAATAATTTAACACAAAATAACACGCCAACCGCTTGCAGGTGAAATAAAATGCTTAACTTTGCAGCGTGTTAAACAATTAAATACTTTATCAAAATGGAAACAACAGATTTAATTTATCAAAATCAGAAAGTGTTAAACGCAATGCAAGAAATGTTATTGCAGACAAAGGAACACGTTGAATTTTTGGCGGCTGGTTCGCCCGAAATTCGTACAAGTTTGGAAAGCATCGCCGAAAGCCTGCAAACGGGGTGTGATATTTTGGAAAATCAAATCGTGTTTAACCGTGATACACGCAACAAGTTCGCAAAAGAAGTCGCCTGCAAAAATCAAGCATGCGACTTTATCGCCGCTGAAAAACTTATCGGGCGTTTCAAAACCTTTTGCGAATGTTACCCCACAAACTTGTACATCGGTTTAACGGGTGTTGAAACATTGCAGGACAAATAACAATCAGCAAGCGAAAAGAAAAGGCGGTAACAATCAAGTTGCCGCCTTTCTTGTTATCCTGCCTTGCAGTTACTCAATATAAACGCCGTCAGACAAAGCCGCATATATCATTTCTTGTTCCTCTGTCAGCATTTCGGCGGTGTGGATAGGTGTTACATCATCGAACACGTTAAACCCTCTGAAATCGCCTAAAATGCCCGTTTGTCGGTCGGTGTTTCGCCCGTTGCTTGCGCTCTCGTACCACTTGCAGTAAATGTAGGGTTCTAACCCGTAATATAACATTTCGTTCCAATCATCGCCGCCAACGGTTTTAACTTGGGTGCTTGGTGAAAGGTATATTATTTCGCTGCTTGGTTCGGTTTCCTCAACTTGAAATACAACGCCATTGCAGGACAAAAGTGCAACCCCGTTGCCCGTTACCACGTTTATAACGTACTGCAAAGCTATCGTTTTACCTGCATAATCATTATTGAGGTTTACAAAGCCCGCAAACGGCAAAAAGATTTGTATTTCGCTTTCGTAGTCGGTGTTATCCTCATTGTGCGCTGGTACTACCGCCGTGCCGAAATCAAGCGTTATTTTGTCTTGCGCTGGTTGCTGGCACGAAACGCCCGTATTAAAGTTGCCGCATCGTATTACATCAGTGCTAAACGGCGTTATATCCGTGTAAATTCTTTTGATACGGTTAACATACTCGCCCAAATCCACATTTTCGCCGCCGTCCGTGAAATAACGCTTTGCGGCAAATTCTTTCAGATTATCAAGCGTTACAAGATACACGTTAATAGAGCCGTATTGTTTGCCCACTACCTCAACGGGAAAACACTCGCCCACTATATTAACCCGACTATAATCGCCGCTATGTGCAAGTTGGTACGAAATTGTGGCTTTTTTCTTGTCGCCCGAAATCGTAAACGGTGTTTTAGTTTCCCGTCCGCCTACCCGTGTCCTAACGCTTAAATAGGTCGTTTCGTCCGTGTGAAATTCGGTGTTTGGGTTCGCATCAAGTTCCACCGTTATAAGGCTGTCAAAGTCCACGTAATCGGGCAACGGTTCTTTGCTCGTGCAGTTCGTGAGCGACTTTGTAAGCGGCAAAGTCCGTATATATGTGCCCGTAACCGTAACCGAATAATCGCCGCCCAAATCAGTAATAACGGCGGTTGCCGTCACTCGTGTTGAGGTGCTTTCTACCTGCATATCTTGCGTTATCGGCTCGCCGCCCGTGTTGGTGTAATGCACTTGCGGTTTATCAAGTCTTGCCTTAATATAAGACGGGGTTTTTACGGTTATGGTGAGCGTTTCACCGTCCCACGAGTGGCTTTCCTCTGTCCCGTCTATGTTGTTAGTAACCGTGGGCGTAACGGTTATGGATAGTGTGCCGTCTTGGTATGTGTGTTGTTCGGTGCTGTCGGTTATGTTGTTTGTTACGGTCGGTTCGGTGGGTTCGGGTGTTACTTCTTTACGGGTTGCGTTAAAAGTAATCGTATCGCTTTTACGGGGAACATTTGTACCCACATTAACCCCGTATGCCTTTGTATATGGGCTTTCGGATACCAACCCGTCATACTGCTCCATACGTTCAAAACCAATCGTTCCGGTTATTTGTGACCACATATAACCGTGCGGATATTGTGCGGTGGCTTCTGAATATGGCGTTAATTCATAATCGGGGCTTATATATAGAAAAAATATCGTGTCCCCGTTATCGTCAACGCCGTATTTTAGCGCATATTCTCTGTTAAACCCCGTAAGGTATGCGCTAACACTCGTAAAATCTGTTTTTGTATCATTCAGTGTCATTGTCGTTGCCTTTTAATGTTACCATAATAATGCCGCCCGTTTCATTGAGTAAGCCCGTATTTGCAAACGGCACTTTCTCGAAATTCGGGGTGCGCTTGTAAACCGTTTCACGGTTTGAAATATACGGGTCGGGGTTGTCGCTTTCAGATACACGCCCCGTTGCCGCCAAAATCTCGCTTTCGTAGGTTTTAAGCACGTCAATACGCAATGCAAGTTCGTAGGCGTTGTTTCCCTCAAAACTTACCCTATCCACGAAATAATACCGCCCCAAATCGGGAATATAACAATAATTGAAAGTCGGGCGTGGTTGCTTTCGTAGTGTTACGGTCGGGCGCAATACATCGAAAGTTTGCCGCAAATCGCCCTCAATCGCCGTAAAGTAGCCCAACTGCTTGTTTACCGTGTTGGGGTGTCCGTTGTATGAATAAAAGTTTATCGTTGTCATATCTGCAAAGAAAAAAGGCGGTGCGGTGCGCTTTCACCTGCACCCACACCGCCCAAAGTTAAACAATCTAATACCTATCAATTACTTGATAAAGAATACTACAAAGTTTTCGTTTGTATCGTTGAAATACCCTGCATCAAACTTGTAATAGTTGTTGAAAAACTCTGCTTTTGCGTTGTAGTTCGTTGTTACTCGTCTGTCAAGGTTGCAAACGCCCAACGCATCACGGTCAAACATTACGCCCAACACGCCCGAAATTTTAACGGCTTTGCCGCCGCTTTCCTTGATATTAATGTTTCCCGTGCTGGCAAACTCGTAGTTCTGTCCGCTGCCCTGCCAAAAAGGTACGGTTTCGGCTTGCGGCAAAAGCACGTCACCACGGTTGAACGTGTCGGAATAAAGATAGGTTTGCGCTGCCTTTGCAAAGTCGGACAAAAGTACAACGTGTAACATATCTTTCGGCGTAAATCTTTCCTTGCCGCCAACATTGAACACGGTCGAAATGCTTTGCAGGCGGTCGGCGTAAGTTCCCATTACGTAAGATGCAAAGCGGATAAAATCGGGGTCGGTTATCGCCTTTGCCGCTGTCAGTGCGTCAGGGTTCGGGGTCGGCTTGCCTTCGCCTTGCGCTGGTGTTGCAGGGAAATACTTGTCATTGTACAACTTCAAAAGGTTTACGCAACGTGCCGTGCTTGCGCCGGAAAGGTCTGCACTGGCTAAATTGCCTGCACTACCGCCAAACGCAACCGCATCAGCTAACACGGTTTCCGCAATCATGTTGTTAATTGTGCGCATAATCAAAGCGTCTGCCTTGATAGTCATTGCCTTTTCAACGGCTGCATAAATCATCGAAATAAATCCGTTGAGTTGTGCGGCGTTGCTGAAACTATCCTTAACCTGCCTTTCCGTGATTGATACGGGCACTTCAAACGTAACCTTTGAGTTGAAAAATTTGGCGGTAACGGTCGGTTTGTGGAAAACATCTTGGTCGTAACTCTGTCCATCTGTCAAGTTCCACGTGTCGTTTTCCTCGGCTTCGGGAACATCGGCACTTATTTTTTCCAACACGCTGCCAAACTCCCACGCATCCATTAAAACGCTCGGCACTTTGCCCGCATAAGGTCGGTTTACGAAAATCACCTTGCCGATATGGTTTACAAGTGATTTTACGTAATTATCCACGGCATTTTGGTTAAACACTTCTTTGCCTAAATCCACAATGCCCGTCAAATCCTCGGTTACAATGTCAGTCTTTCCCAACACTTCACCCGATACGCTGTTAATAAGCGTGTAAATCTGTTTTACTTCCATATTGCTAAAAATTAAATTAGTTATTCGTAAACACTCGTTATTATCTCGCTTACAAGTGCAAAGATAATGTTTTTTCTCCAATTATCACGCCGCAACTGCAATTCTTTTGCAATTTCGGTCGAAATTGATTTGCTTGCGCCCGTTCCTTTGCTGGTTTCGGTCGTTTGGCGGCTTTCTGTGCGGTTTCTCTCATCGTTGGCGGTCTTTCGGTCGCTGTCTGAAAAATCGGTGTCGTTAAAAGCCTTATTTGCGCCCGTTTCGGTGTTGTCGGTGCTTTCCTGCAAAGTTACGGTTTCCGTCCGTTCCACGCTTCCCGTTACGGGTGTCAGTACATCGTAGTCGGCTAACATCGCCGCCGCTTCACGTTCCCAACCTTGCACGTTTATCGCAATCACCGCCGAAACAACCTCGCTTGCGTTGTCGCTGGTTATGCTGCTTACAACGGTTTTGCCGCCGTACATCAGTAAGGCGTAAGCGTCCAACTTTTCGGGTGCGGTATCGCCGAAAATAGCGGCGTACTCTGTCGGATATTCGGTCTTGAAAACCGCCCTGAATATCCCGTTACCCTTTGTAAATAGTTCGCTGTATTTCATTGTTTATCTTTGTTTTCCTCTGTTTCCTCTGTTTCCTCTGTTTCCTCTGTTTCGGTATCGTTACCGTCCGTTTCCGTTTCCGTTTCTTTCGTTTCCTCTGTTTCCTCTGTTTCCGTGTCGTTTCCGTCCGTTTCGGTGTCGTTTCCGTCTGTTTCGGTTGTTTCCTCTGTCGGGTCGGGTTCTTCTGTCGGGTCGGGGTTTTCCTTTGCCGTTTCCAAATCAGCCGCCAAAGCGTTGTAATTATCCCTTTCCAAACCCCAACTTGAAGAAAGTTTAACCGAAATTTCGGTATCAAACATCGCATTAATTTTCTCAACCGCATTTTGTCTTTCTTTTAGCATATTATCCACATACGGCAAAAGTACATCTACATTCATTGATACCTCGCCCAGATTAAGGCGTTCCCGTTTCATGTTGTAGTTTGCATTTAGCCCCAATTCGTTGTACATACTCGCCTTGTAGTATTGCACCAACTCAATCAGTTGCGTTATGTACACGCTGTTTGTGGTCGGTGCGGTCTGCATATTTACGCCCTTGAAAAAAGCGTTTTCCCCGATAATTGAAAACTCGCCGTCTTGTATCTTGCGCAAAAACTCATCGGCACTTTGTTTCGTCTTGTCATCGGATGCACTTATAAGCATCGTAATTCGGGTTAATATGCTGGCGGTGTTCAACGAAATAAGCCCGTCAGTATATAAAACCGCATAACGCCCAATAAGCGGCAAAAGGCTTTCGCCGTTGCTGTCATTCTCAATCAAAACCCCGTCTTTCTGAATATCGTAGGTTTTGTTTAACTTTAATGCAGGGTTCGCCACGGTGTAAAGCGTTGCCCGTCCGTAAACATCGAGTTCGCCGCCTTTGCCGCCCGAAAGCGCATACAAAACCCCGTCCACGCTGGTAACAAAGGCGTTGCCCGCGGTCTGCAAAAGCCGCTCCAATTCTTTTTGCGGTATGCTGTCGGGCAAACCCTCATACTCAAACATACTTTGAGTTTTCGCCAACGTGTTCGCCATAAATTCAGTTACGGCGGTGTCTTTGTCCCTTATTTGTTGCTGGTACAACTTGTAAATGTTATCTTTCCTGTTCATCTGTCAAAACTTTAATTAGGGTTGTAAGTTCGGCTAACACTTTCGTATTTTCCGCAATCGTGTCCTTGAGGTGTTCCGTTTCTCCTTGGTGCGCCTGCCTTTGTTTCACCATATACCAAAACAACGCCCCACACATCACAATCGGAAAGCCCAAACTTGAAATTATTTGAATAATAGTATTGGCGTCCATATCGTTATAATTTAGTTACTACTTGCAAAGATAGGCATTTATTTCGTAAAACGGTCGGTTTGGCACGAAATTTGCACCAAACCGCCGTTATTTTCATTTCAGCGAAACAATGTTTGTCTTTGCGCTCGTAATTAAATAATTGCGTACTATTTCGCCGACTTCGTTGTCTTGGTAGAAAACTTTGTCTATTGCGAAAAACCGTGCGACTTGTTGTTCAACATAACTTGCCGTGCTTAACAACTTGCGTTTGTAGTTCGGTTTGCCGTTCATTTCAAGTGAATAAATAAGGCTGTTTTCCTCATCTTTTATCGGGGTTGTCTTTGCGTGTATGTACGTGAAACATTCGTTGCCTACTTGGATAATGTTGCCTTGCAAAACAACCTCGTTAAACTTGATATAGTACACAAACAACACGTCTTGCGGTTTGTACTTGCACGGCAAATGCGGATATGCTGCAAGTTCCCATTTACCGCCCGTTATCATCTGCAAGTTTTGATTATCAAAACAAAAATACTTGTTGCTGGCTTTGTGTTGTACTATCGTGCTGCAATACTCAACCGCCACGATTGCGCCGTGTTCGCCAAAGCGGTAAATATCTATCGTTCCTTGCTCCATGAAAGGCACTTGCTTTAACCCCATTTCAGTAAAGTACGGGCAAAACTTGTTTACGGTGTTGCCCAACATGAAAACTTTAACATCGTTGCGCTGGCGTATTATCGTGCTTAATAAGTTCATAAACAACATAAACTCATCGGGCAAATAATACCGCCGTGTCAAAAACTCATCAAACACAATCGTTGTAACATTCGGGTAACTGCTACTTTTTTCGTGTTCTTGCTCTGAAAGGCAAAACCCGTAACAAAACGGGGTCGGGTCGGGTGTCCGCTTGTTTTTCTCTGCATCGTAGTAAGATAAAAACCACTTGTTAGACATATAAAACACTTCATTAAATTTGCCCTCTGTCAGTTCCTCAATAAGTCCGTTTGCCACGTGGTTAGCAAACAGACTTTCGGCACGTTTGCCCCTCAAATCCTCACGCCAACGGCGTATATATGCCATTTGTTTGCCCGTCTTGATATAGTTTTCCAAACCATATTTTAAGGCTGCATAAGTCTTGCCGTTTGAACGCTCGCCAAATATAACATTATAGTCGGCGTTCTTGCTCAAAATCGCTTTCAAGTCGTAAAATTTCGGCTTGTCTGTCTTTGTCTTTCTTGTTGTCATACTCTTATTATTTTAGTCCTTAAATTTGATACCTCGCAAATAGTTTATGTACATAACCGAAAGGGAAAGGCTGTACCCCGTTGGCTCTAAATGTACGCCCGTGCGTTCGTTGTAGTGCGCCGTGCTGCCTTTGTAGTCGGTTATCTCGCCTTGTATCTCGTAGTCTATGTACGTATGTATGTTTTTGCCCGTTGCCGCTGGCGGTATATCCAAATAGTTGGTAAACGCATCAAATATCCCGTTTGCGCCGTACTTTTCAATAAGGTACGGAATAGCGGCTTTTTTGTTCACGCCCGAAACGGTCAAACTAAAATCGTATGCCCGTCCGTTTGCTTTTAGTGCGTTCGGTTCTTGCACCATGTATCGTTTAGCTCCCAAAGTCTTAAACCTTGTATATGTACCCTCGAAATCCCACACGCCCAAAGTCTTTGTTATGCCTTTTATCGTTTGCGGCTCGCAAAGGGAAAACGGCAAACCGTGGTACTTGCAGGCGTCTCGCAATTTCATTTGCACCTGCATATTATAAGCCTTGAAATACGCTTCATGCGCTTTGCCGTTCATTATTTTAATGCTGTCCGTATCGCTGTAAATATAATCGTCTTTTGCTTCGTGTATGCCCGTGAAAAGGTTGCGCCGTGCGTATGCGGTTACGAAAATGCCCCACGGGTAAAACAAGAAACGGTTTTTGCTGGTGTTGTACTTGTATAAAAGTTCTTGTTTTTGTTCGGCTGTCATTGAGTTAATATCCCATTCGCCGTTATATGTAAACTCATCACGCAAAGGGTTGGTAACACTCATACCGTAACAACTGTTTAACATTTCCTTGCTGTTTAGATATTCC